ATGGCAAACCAACAAGGTTGCTACTTTCTCTGCAAGCATGGGGTGCTTCATCTAAGGCAGACGCAAAGGCAAAAGCTAAAGCGATTTCGTCAAGAAATAAAGGAAAGAAGTGATCTATGGCCTTACCCACATATCTTAGTTTAGTTAATGATGTATTGGTTCGCTTGCGTGAACCAGTAGTTACTACTGTTTCTGGAACTACATACTCAGCACTTATTGGTAAGTACATTAACGATACTAAGCGTCAAGTGGCTGATGCTTATGATTGGGATGCCTTTAACCAAGCAGTGACTATTACTACTGCTACTGGTCAGGTTGGTGAGTATGCACTAACAAATGCTGGTACACGTTTTAAAACAATGGATGTTATTAACACATCACGTTACTATCAGTTAACCCCATTACCTCACGACCAACACGATATTCTGTATTACACAGTTCCTACACCTATTCAAAATCTTCCCATGTACTACACAGTTCAAGGTGTAAATACAGATGGCGATTTGAAGGTTAAGTTTTGGCCTGTTCCTGATGGTGTTTACAACATTCGATTCAGTTTGATTGTTCCTGAAAATGATTTCACAGCAGATGCAGATACAACCCTTTTGGCAAAGGAGCCAATAGTGTTGGGTGCTTATGCTAGGGCATTGGTCGAACGTGGTGAGGATGGCGGTTTAAGCAGTTCTGAGGCGTATGCTTTGTTCAAGTCTTGTATGTCAGACATGATTTCCTTAGAGTTGGCTCGTTCTCCTGAAAACGATGCTTTTGTGGCGGTGTAATGGCAGAGCAACTAACAGTTAGCAGTATTTCAGCCCCAGGCTTTTTCGGGGTAAATACACAAGATTCTCCGCTTGATTTGGCGGCTGGATTTGCTTTGGTTGCTACTAACTGCATCATTGACCAGTATGGTCGCATTGGCTCACGCAAGGGTTGGTCAAAGGTTAATTCTTCTAGTGGAAACCTTGGTGCTAATGACGTTAAGGTTATCCATGAGTTAGTCCAAACAGATGGCACTTTGACTGTTTTATTTGCTGGCAACAACAAGTTATTTAAGTTTGATTCAAGCAATGTAGTTACTGAGTTAACTTATGGTGGGGGTGGTACTGCACCAACAATTACTGCAAGTAACTGGCAATGTGCATCATTGAATGGAATCACTTACTTCTTTCAGTCAGGCCACAATCCTCTAATTTATGACCCTGCTGTTAGCACTACAACATATCGTAGAGTTAGCGAGAAAACAGGTTATGCAGCTACTGTTCCTGATGCTGACATTTGTATCTCAGCCTTTGGGCGCTTATGGGCGGCTAACACAACAACTAACAACTCTACTGTTTACTTCAGTGACTTGATTGCGGGTCATGTATGGTCTACAGGAACTGCTGGTTCGTTAAACGTCAACAATGTTTGGCCTAATGGTGCTGACCAGATAACTGGGTTGGCTGCTCATAATGGATTCTTATTTATCTTTGGTAAGCGTCAAATCTTGATTTATTCAGGAGCTACTACTCCATCAAGCATTGTACTAAGTGACACAGTTGAGGGTATTGGCTGCCTTGCTAGAGATAGCATTCAAACTACAAGCACTGATGTTTTGTTCTTATCTAACTCTGGTATTCGTTCTTTAATGAGGACAATTCAAGAGAAGTCTGCTCCTGAGAGAGACTTGTCTAAAAATGTGCGTAATGATTTGATGACTGTGATTGCTGGTGAAACATTGGCAAACGTAAAGTCTATCTACTCTGAAAAAGAAGCATTTTATTTATTGTCTACACCTAGCATTAGTGCTGTTTGGTGTTTTGACACAAAAGCATTTTTGCCTGATGGTTCTGCAAGGGTAACAACTTGGGACTCTATTACTCCAACATCGTTTTTATCTCGCAGAGATGGGACTTTATACATTGGAAAGAATGGCTATATTGGTTTATATGGAACATACCAAGACAATGCAAGTGCATATCGGATGCTGTATTACACCAATCATGCTGATCTTGGCGATCAAAACATAACATCTATTTTGAAGCGTCTATCTGTAATTGTGATTGGCGGTACAAATCAAGCTGTTACTTTTAAATGGGGTTTTGACTTTCAAGCCAACTACAACTCTGAAAATGCAATTATTCCAACTCAAGGAATTGCTTATTATGGTATTTCTGAATATGGTGCAAATGCAACTGTCATTGCAGAATACTCAAGTGGTGTTGCGTTGCAAACATTAAGAGTGAATGCAACAGGTACAGGAAAGATTGTCCAAACTGGATATGAAACAGACATCAATGGTTCTGGATTGTCTATTCAAAAGATTGAAATTCAAGCCAAAAATGGTAAAGTGACTTAAAGGAATAAGTATGACTAATTACACAAAATCAACTAACTTTGCTACCAAAGATGCTCTTTCATCAGGCAATGCTTTGAAGATTGTTAAAGGTACTGAAATCAATACTGAGTTTGACAATATTCAAACTGCTATTGCAACTAAGTCTGACTTAGCAAGCCCCACATTTACAGGCACTGTGGTAATCCCAACTGCAACGATAACTACCGCAACCATAACCACTGCCAACATTTCGGCGGGTACGATTACTGGCATTACTGATTTGGCTGTTGCTGATGGTGGTACTGGTGCTTCTACAGCGGCTAATGCAAGGACTAACCTTGGCTTGGTTATTGGTACAAACGTACAGGCATGGGATACAGACCTTGATACATGGGCAACTAAGACTGCTCCTAGTGGCACTGTTGTTGGTACAACAGATACACAGACATTGACAAACAAAACTTTAACAAGTCCCGCAATAGGAGGAACTCCGACAGGTGTTGGTGTTCTTACATCAGGCACTGTTGTTTCAGCATCAGGTACAAGTATTGACTTTACTGGTTTGCCATCATGGGTTAAAAGAATTACTGTGATGTTTAGCGGAGTTAGTACAAATGGCAACTCAAATTATTTGCTAAGACTTGGTACATCAAGTGGTTTTGTGACTACAGGATATACAAGTTCCGCATTTGGTAATGCAAATGTTATTGACAATAATACTACTGGATTTCTATTACATAACTCAAATAATTCTACTTATTTAAGTGATGGTGCAATTGTTTTATGTTTAGTTGATGCAGCAACATATAAATGGGTATCCAGCGGTATTTTAGCGGCTTCTACAGCAAGTGCTTATTCGGGTGGAGCAATAACATTAACTGGCGCATTAACTCAAATTCGGATTACGTCTTTAACACCTGATACCTTTGACGCTGGTTCAATCAATATCATTTACGAGTGAACATGATTACACACCACTTTTCTGATGTTGAACAATCTACTATCAATGTAGTTGATGGAAAGTTATCTGACATTGAAAATTTTGATGAAATTGCTTTGGAGCATTGGGATTATTTTAAAAACAAAAAGCCAGTGTTTAACAAGCAATATCTTGCTGGATTGCGAGTAGTGATTGCCAAAGATAATGAGAAAACAGTTGGTTATGTGTTTTATGCTTTTTTCAAAAGCCCGTATCACAATGAAACTTGGTGTCAAGTTGATATGTTCTTTTTAAAGCCATCACATAGAGGCAAAGGTATTGGTAAAGATATGTTTAAACTTGTTGAGCAAATTGCAAAAATCAATGGATGTAAAAAATTGATTACAAGTTATAACTTAAAAGAGTCTTTAGAAATGTTTTATGAAAAACTTGGTTTTAATGCTACTCATGTAGCAGTCGCAAAGGAGATTTAAAATGCCATTTACAGCAGCGTTAGTTTTAGGTGGGGCAAATTTAATTGGTGGATTAAGCCAAGCTAATACCACGGAGAATGCAGCATATCAGTCTGCGGCGGCTCAACGTGAATCTGCTAGATTAGCGGCTGAAGCGGCTAAGTTTCGCCCTGTTGGAATTACTACTCGATATGGTAGTTCTAACTTCCAGATGTCGCCTGAAGGCTACTTAACTGGTGCTGGCTACAACGTCAGTCCTGAGTTACAAGCCTATCAAAACCGCTTGTCTGGTCTTGCTGGTGGTGCTTTAACTCAAGCAGAGGGAGCACAACAACAGTATCAACCTTTACAAACAGCAGCTACAGGATTGTTTGGTTTAGGCCAACAATACTTGGGTCAGAATCCTCAAGATGTTGCGGCTAAATATATGCAACAACAACAGGACTTGCTTGCTCCTAGCCGTGAGCGTCAGATGGCTCAGTTGCAAAACCAGTTGTTCCAACAAGGTCGTGGTGGATTGTCTGTAGGTGCTACAGGTGCTAGACCAAGTGGTGCGGCAGGATTGGGTGCTACTACACCTGAGATGGAAGCCTACTACAACGCTCTTGCCCAACAAGATGCTGCTTTGGCGGCTAATGCACAGCAAGCTGGTCAACAGAATGTTGCTTTTGGTGCTGGATTATTTGGTAGTGGTTCTAATCTATTGAATCAGTACCAGACTGGTCAGACTAATGCTCTTGCACCATTCCAAAGCTATTTGGGTGCTTCACAAGGCATTGAACAGATGGGTCAACAGCCTTTGACTTTGGGTGCTGGTTTGGGCGGTCAATCAGCGGCTTATGGAGCTAATGCAGGTAGGTCACTGTTAGTAGGTGGAATAGGTGCTGCCGAAACCCAACAAAAGGGTTCTCAGTATGACCCATTAGCTGGATTGTTAAGTGGATTAGCTGGTAATCAACAATTTGCTCAAGGTCTGCAAAGAGCATTTGGACAACAACCAGTTCAAACTGGATACACAGGTAGTCCATATATGACGCCTTATCAAAACGATCAATTAGCAGCTAGTTTTGGACAGCCTAGTTCATCAGTATTCATACCTTAATTTAAGGAATAATCATGGCAGACATTGCAGGACTTTTCACTACTCCAGAGCAGTACCAACAAGCTCAACAACAGGCTCAACAGGCTCAGGCTATGCAATATGCAAATCTTGACCCTATGGCTCGTGCCAACTATGGGACTTACCTTGCTGGTCAACAGTTTGGTAGTGCTATTGGCGGTGTTTTGGGTGGTGTAGACCCACAATTACAGTTGATTTCACAGCGTCAACAATTGGCTAGTCAGTTAGACCCATCTGACCCACAGTCTTACTTAAAACTTGCTCAACAAGTATCTCAATCTGACCCACAATTTGCTATGGCACTTGCTGATGCTGGAAGGCAAGCAGCAGTGCAAGTTGCACAAGCTAACAAAGAACGTAAATTATCGATTGCTCCTAAGATTCAAGAAGTTCAGTTTGCTTCTGAATTACAAGATCAACTTGCTCAAATCAGTAATTTACCTCCATCCCCTGAAAGAGATCGTGCAATAAGCAATATTAAAGCTCAGTTACAGTTTTTAACTCCAGAAAAAGTTGCTCCAGTTTCCCAACCATTGCAAGTTGCTAACCGAATTACTGAAATCAAACAACAGTTGCGTAATCTTGACCCTAATAGTGTTGAAGCCAAAGATTTGCAAGATGAGATAACACAACTGCAAAGACCTGAAAAGCCAGAACCAAGGGTTTCTGTTGGCTCTGATGCTGAAAGAATTTCACTTGAATTGTTTAACAAACCTTATGGCGATTTGCAACAATCAGAAAGAGTTTCTGTTAATAAGAGAGTTGAGACTGAAGCGGCGGCTAAAGTACCAAAGATTCAAGTTGACCTAAAAGATCCAACTGCTGTAGCCAAGGCAAACCTTGACGTTATGGGCAAATGGGAAGGATTCTTAAAATCTGGTGGTGATGTTGAAGTTGCTAATAGATTTAAAGCAGTTCAATCAGCAGTTTCAATGGCTGCTGCTGGTAATCCAAGTGCTGATGGTGCATTGTTGTATAACATTGCAAAAATGTATGACCCATCTGGAGCGGTTCAAGAGGGTGATAAAAAGTCGGTTACTGGGAATCCAAGTATTCCCACTAAATTTAAACTGCTAGTCCAAGGTGTATTGGAAGGTGGTAGTTTCACTCCACAACAACGTAAAGATTTGCAGAACATAGCTACTGAAATTGTGAAAAATAGAGAAAGCCAACTTAATATTTATCGCAAGCAATATGTTGGTAAAGTTAAAACTTTGGGTGGTACTGAAGAAGATATTTTGAATCCATATCAAAATATAATAAAACCCCCATTGACTGAATTCATACAGCAAAGTCCAAATACTAACCCTAACAATATCACTGGCGGTAGGAGATAAATCATGGCTGGTATCAAAATAGATCGTGAAAAAGCTAAAGCTGCTGGCTATACAGATGCAGACATTGACCAGTTTGAAAGCACTGCAAATCAGTTTTCACCAACTGTTATGGGTCAGCAACAAGAACCTGAGACACAAAAATTGCGTAGTGCCTTGCAAGGTACGACATTTAAGTTTGCTGATGAAGCAGAAGCATATTTACGTTCTTTAGGTGGTGAGAACTATGACACCGCACTCAAAGACATTAGAGGCAAGTTAAAGGATTATGAGAAATCTAGACCAGTTGAGTCTGGTCTTATTGAGGCTGGCGCATCAATTCCTATATCTGTAGCTATGTCCTACCTTACTGGAGGTGGTAGCACTTCTGCAACAACTCAATCACTATTTCCAGCATTAGCTAAGGTTGCTGGTGTCGGTACTGTACAAGGTGCTTTAACAGGTGCTGGTGGTGCTGAAGGTGATGCCTATAGCCGCATAGTTGGTGGAAGTCTTGGGGCTGCTACAGGGGCAGCAGTAGCACCAGCAACCTATCTTGGTATGAAAGCTGTAGGGAACACTATTCTTGACCCAATGATTGATTTTACCCGTAGAACAATAGGTGGTCGGGGTGCAAAGATTGTTGAGACTGAAATACAGCGCATTCAAAAGCAAACTGGACTTGAGCCAGATGAAATTGTTTCAAAAATCGCAAGCGGTGAGATCATGGCTGAAAACCCCAACATCTTGGGGATTGTTAGAGCCTATGCCTCTGGTGGTGGTGATGCTTCTCGGACTATTAGAGATGCTTTGACAAATAGACCAGCAGCTTTACGCAATAAGACAGTTGAAGAAATATCAAAAGAGTTAAATGCGGGCAATCAACCTAATGTTATAAAAAGTTTTTCTGAGTCTGAAGTACAAAGAACAAAAGCTAGGAATGCGTTATATACAAAAGCGTATGACGAAGGTGGTGTTATCACTGAAGAGATGCTTAACTCTCTTACGGATGCAATGCAACGCTCCCCTACTTCTTATGAATTGATAGCTAAATTATCTCAAGCACAGTTAAAAACAAAGCCATTCTTCACAATGGATGCATCTGGTGAAGTTACATTCATTAGACCGCCAACTATCAGAGATATGGAGATTGCTAGACGTGGTCTTAAAGCTGATATAAACAGAAAATATACCAGTGGTGAAGGTGATATTGCAAAAGAACTTCAGCCTTATGAAGAAACATTAAGAGGTCTGATTAATAAGTCTGCACCAGCGGTAGGTGAGGCAAGGGCACAAGCCGCAAGCGATAAGTTAACTACAAGTTCATTTGATGCTGGTAAAAAAGCATTTGCTAAGAGTCCAGATCAAGTGCAAGTTGAGTTTGAGGAACTAGTTTCTAAGAACCCTGAAGCTGTTTCAGCTTATCGTGCTGGCATTATGGCTCAGTTACGCAACAAGATGAGTATGGGTGGTAAAACATCCATGATGGCTAACTTGGAAAGTGCTGAAGCTAAAGAGGGTCAGATTCTTAGGATTATTTATCCTCAAGACAAAGTCGATGACATTCTCAAGCTGGCTAGGGTTGCATCACAATCTCAAAAGGCAGCGAATAAAGTTTTAGGCAACTCTTCAACTGCTGAAACTTTGATGGAGTCTAAAAATATTGGTATGAACATTTCACCTCAAGAAGTGGCATCAGTATTTTCTGGAGATGCTTTCACCACTATGCGAGTGGTTTCAAAGATCGTACAAAAGAATGCACCTAATTTAAGTCCAGAACAAAAGCAACAAGTGGCTAGAGTTTTGGTGTCTGAAGACCCTGCTTTAGTATCACGTGCTTTGCGTGATGAAAGCGGTATGGCAATACTTCAACAAAGATTACAGACAATTGGTAATCGTCTTGCTAGAACTTCTGGTGGTTTGTTGACTGCTCCTGCAACATCTGGTTTACAGAACTTCTTGACAAGATAAGGAAGCAAAATTGACCCAATCTCTATTTGTCTTCTTGCGGCTGGCTTGGTCAAAAACATCCAAGCTGGCTGCGACCTCTATAAGCAAGCTAAAGAACAGTTTGTCTCTATTAAGCGCACTGCTGATGAAGTTGTTGCCATTGGTAAAGAAGTCAAAGGAATCTTTGGTTTCTTACGCAACTTTTTCAATTCTGCGCCTACAAGTAATGCTTCTCAACCTGTGGCAAAGTCTAAAAAGTCGGACTATGTTGCTGTTGAAGAAACTGAGGTCAAAGCTGGCATCGTTAAGAACCTGAGTGAGTTTTTCAAGCTACAAGAACAGCTAGAAACGCACATCAAGGAATCAGAGGAGAAGGCTAGGACTGTAGTCTTTTCTGATGATGTGAACCTGATGGAGGAAGCCCTAAACAGGGTTCTTGCACAGCAGGAGATGGAAAGGTTAGTGGTTCAGATCAGGGAGTGCATGGTCTACCAGTCGCCGCCTGAGATGGGTGCTTTGTATTCAGAAGTGTTTGGGATGAAGGACATAATTGCGGCAGAGCAGGAAAAAGCTAGAAAGAAAAGAGATGCAGACCAATGGCAACGCAAGGAAAGAGAGCGTCTACTCCAAGAAAAACAGGCTTACCTACTAGCGACTATCCTATTCCTCCTATATATGTGGTTAATCCTCGGCCTGTTGAGCAAGATTGGGAGAGTGTGATGGGATGGGTTGCTGCTTGTGTGCTTGTTGGTATGTTGCTACCTATTTTGGGTATGGTGTACTTGGATGTGCTTCAAATGAAGCAAGAAGCAAAACAGCAGATTGAGCAAGTTGAGAAGCTAAGACGTAAAATTGAAAGGAAAGAACGTGATAAAGAGCCTAGTACCATTACTGATAATCCTGTGTTTGACAGGGTGCGACGACCGCTATCGTTATCCTTGCCAAGACCCAAAGAATTGGAGTGATGCTGATTGCAAACCCCCAATTTGTACCGCTTCTGGTACTTGCCCTGAGATGTTAGTTAAACCCGAACAGGAGAAGAAATGATGCCTACCATTGGATATAAACCTAATAATCGCCTTACTTCTGATGAGATTGAAGTCAGAGTATGGGCATTCGTTATCGTGGTCTTGGTGACGATTCTTTTGGCTTCTATGGGTATGTTCCTGTACTCTGTTTCGTTTGTACAACAGCCTATGAATGGAAGTATGGCGGCAATTGACAAGGTTTACACGCAACAGATCAGCACCATTATGGTGTTTATCACTGGTGTTTTGGGTGGTGTTGCTGGTAGGTCTGGTGTTAAGGCAATAGCCAATGCAACTGCCAAGGCAGAAGCCATTGACAATGATGAGCCACCAAAGCCATGAGTTTGCTTAACCCTTGGGTGATACTTGCACTAATTTGCGCTTTTTTGGGCATTGGTGCGGTATCGTACACAAAAGGCGAGGATTCTGAGCGAGAGAGACAACAGCTTGAGATTGCCGCCTTAAATGCAAAATCTAGAGAAACAGAACAGCGCATGAGTGAGATTGCTCAGACATACGCACAAACACTAATGAAAGCTAACAATGTTGCAAAAGTTAAAGAAGATAAGTTGCGTAGTGATATTGCCGATGGTACTTTCAAGCTGCGGATTCCTGTCAAAGCCTCCAACTGCGCCGTATACACCGCCCAAGATTCCACCACTGCCGTTGGAGATAACAGCGGAGAAGCATCAGCCGAACTTACTGGACAGGCTTCTAACGACCTTATCAGTATCGCCTCAGAAGGAGATACCGCCATCAGAAAACTCAATGCCTGTATCGAACAATACGACCAAATGAGGAACATGAAATGACCATCTACATTCCTCTGCTTTACATCTGTTTAGCATTGGAATGTGGTTTCTTCCAATCATCTACTTATACGCTGAGTGAACAAAAATGCTCAGATGAAATAGAAAAACAGAAGATTGAATTGATTAAGCAGGGTAGGACAGTTCAAGCAATATGCGTAGATGCAAACATTCAATTTAAAAAACAGAATATTGAATCTGATCGCAAGCCTGATTTAAACAACACTATTTATCAAACTCTAAATAAAAACTAAGTATCTGCATTAAGATTCACGCTGTTGTCATTGATTTAATTTACTTTCAGACAACTTAACAGGAGTTGTCATGCCAAAGCCAGTTTACAACGATGAAGAATTTGTAGAGATTTGGAATACATACAAATCAGGTAGCAAAATGGCTGCGGCTACTAACATGAGTGAGCGACAGATTCTTAGGCGGCGTAAAGAGATTGAAGACAAGTCAGGTGTTGCGCTGACATCAAGTTATAAACCCGCAAGTTTAAATAGACCTGAGAATCCAGCTAGGAAAGAGTTAGGCATTGAGAATGGTGTAGTTATCGTCTTTAGTGACGCACACTTTTGGCCTTCTATCCATACAACAGCTTACAAGGGTCTATTGTGGGCAATTAAAGAGTTTCAGCCCAAGGCTGTCATTGCCAATGGTGACGTATTTGATGGCGCATCTATCAGCCGTTTCCCTCGTATTGGATGGGACTCAACTCCAAGTGTTATACAAGAACTAAAAGCCTGTGAGATAGCTCTTGGTGAGATTGAAGATACCGCTAAGAAGGCTAGACACAATAGTCAGTTAATTTGGACAATGGGCAACCATGATGCTCGTTTTGAGAACCGATTAGCTGCCAATGCCCCTCAATATGAGTTTGTCAAGGGCTTTTCCCTAAAAGACCATTTCCCCACATGGCATCCATGCTGGTCATGTTGGCCTACCGATGAGGTGGTGGTAAAACACCGCTGGAAGGGTGGTATCCATGCTACTTATGGGAACACCTCAATGTCGGGCAAAACGATGGTTACAGGGCATTTACACAGCCTGAAGGTAACACCATACTCTGACTATAACGGGACTCGTTACGGCGTGGATACGGGCACTCTGGCAGAGCCAAATGGCCCACAGTTTATCAATTATCTAGAAGATGGCCCAACTAACTGGCGTTCAGGGTTTGCCATACTGACATTCCATGCAGGGCGGCTTTTGTGGCCTGAGTTGGTGCATAAATGGGAAGATGGCAAAGTTGAATTTAGGGGTAAGGTATATGACGTATGACCTTGTTACTTATCTAAGAGCAGAGATTAAAGAACTGCATAACATTTTGCTTGAAACTCAGCTTTCTTTGGCTGAAGCAAATGACAGGTTAAACCGCCGATCTGAGCCACTCAGTGAGGAGCGTGTATATACATTGTATAGACGCAGCCTTGACTGGAGACAGTTGGCTAGGGACATAGAAGCAGATCACGATATTGAATAAAAAAAGGGAGTCCGAAGACCCCCTTGTAAGAACAACTGCACCTGAATTATGCCACACGTTCCCACACGATGCCATCTTCGTCTTCTACGATCTCTCCGATTTCGTATTCTTCGGATTCTGCGTCTTCGGCGGTTTCGCCTTCGTCTTCTTCGCTGAAGTATTCTTCATCTTCTTGGTTGTATTCGTATTCTTCGGTTACGTCATAGTCAACGCACCAGCCATGCAACTGCTGAAATTCGATGAATTCTTGAATGATTGCGATCTTGTCGAAATCTTCTGTTTCAATAGTAACTGTGTCTGTACCAAAGTCCCACTCAGCAATGTTAATCTCAATCTTAAACATAGTATTCCCCTTGTTATGGCACGATTGCCAAGTAAAATCCTATCTCTAATTTGTGACAGTCGCCAACAATAATCC